GCGGATTGCCCTATAATATGAACCTTTTTACTATACCGAATGTTGTTAGCATTCGCCACCATTAAGTTTCCTAAATGGTTTAGTATTTCATACCTTGAGGGGTTTCCCGTCAATTTGGATGTGTTGCCCTAAATAGGACTTGCTTATCTTTTGGATACGCATTTTCTCCCTGAAAAATTTGACAATTTTTTAATAAGGAGGTTACTTCCGTGGAAAACACGGATTCTCTGGATAAAGGCATGAACCCCGCACGACTCAAAGGTGGCAGCGGTGGCATTTGCAGTGGCACAAGACAAGTTAAGAGTTCCTTTCAAATAGGACTCAGAAGGGATAAGGGCAGTGTTATTTCTCGTGGGGATATTGATAGTAATCGTCTCTGAAGGGAGATAATTTGATCCACCTTGAGGTTGGATCTGGGTCAAATATCGACGCGCCGGAGCGCTTTCTACTTTGCTTTGATAGCGGAGATTGGCAGGAATCATTGTATATCTTATAAAAACATTTAAATTTGTCTAAATGTTTTATTTATCTTTTTAAAACACGTCTTTCTAAACCAGACGATACTTTCTTTTCAACATCGGGCGATGCACCCATTTTAACAGAATACACCTTATCCATCAAAGGCGATTTAGAACCAAACATCATTTTTCCAAGGGGCATTTTTGACCCTATCATCATTCTGCCTAAAGGTTTTTTACTTCCAAACATTATATTATATATAAGAGATAATATCCTACTACTCAATAAATTTTACACAATCTAATTGCAAGGTCATTTGATATTGGATACCATTCATATTTATAAGTCGACTCTCATTGTCTAATATTCGTATCTGGATTTGATCCAATTTATTTACATACAAATTTGTCCTAAAGTTATTTAAATTCTGATATGTGATTATTGAAAACGGCGATACATATACTGGAATATTCGCTAAAATATTCTGATTCAACGGCTGAGCCACGTTGACGTTGTATGTTGGAAAATTCACCTCTATATTCAGGGCACGAATCTGATTCAGATTTACACAATCTCGACCATTCAGACTATTTGCTACACTCGTCGTATTCGACGTTTTGCTAAACCCGATGATATGATTAAATGTTCCTGCATATATTGTAAAATTACTCGTTGCATGAACTATCAAGATTTTACTGGTTATCGTGTTAAATGTAATCGTATATGATGCACCCATTGCGGTTTCTAAAACATTTATTAACTGTGTTATGTTGTAATTTCCCACTGCGATTGACACCGTAGTCGGTGTATCTCCTACTACACCAAATGTAAATGTATTATCCAACTCTGAAATGCTGTAAAACGAATACGGAATTGTCGCCGATTGTAGAGACAGATAAATATGATGCCCGTCTGGAATTTCCACTACGGGAAGATAGTAGATGCTGTTTGCTATATTTCCGCCTACATTTTCGTTTGCATAGCGACTGTTTAAAAATATTTGTATGCTGTTTATGTGCTCCATTACTTATATTACAGGGCGATTATTCTATCAACTCTAATATGTTTCCGTTCTTGTAAAATTTATCTTCAAACAAATCTATATCCATATGCTGGTATGGTGCATCAAATACATAATCATACAATTTCTTTGCATCTACTTCCGGCATTTTCAACAGCTCTTTCGTTATCATTAACCATTCATCTTTATTTCGCACCCCGCTAAAGATCGAGACCCAAGTCAATTGTTTTCTCAAAATCTTCGGAAAATACGAGTATGACTGCACGGTAAAAATGAAATGACAATTCAAATGTCGCGCCTTGATTAGCAGTGCATTCAGTTTTATAACAATCAATTTATCCTTCAGCTGATTCGCCATATCATCGATTATCACCAGAGAATATTCTGGCTTATCTCCCTTCTCTAAACCCTCCTTCATTTCTTTCAATTCATCTATCAAATCATCTAATCCCTCTACCGTCAGTTCGTGAAACACTTTATCGTGCTTCTCAAATGGGTGCTTCTCCACCGACAGGAACGATGCACTCGGACAAAAATAATAAATATGGTGAAACTTCTTTTTATAAACCGTCTTCATTTGACCCAACAAATGACTCGTTTTTCCTGACCCTCCAGAACCTATGTAGAGAGTTATGCCCCCGTTTCGACGAGAAACGCCCTCTACTATATTGGGGACTAAGGTATCCATTACCTCTTTTATCGGTGCAGTGGGGGGTATGTCTTTATTCGCTATTTCGTGAATTTCAAATGGCATCTATATTATACAATTAGATTTAATTAAGAACTTTAGGAATCTTATCTTTTACCAATATATAAATGACTGAATCCGAAGACGAATCCCTTACCATTGCCAAGCCAAAAAAAGAAAGAAGTGAAAAACAAAAAGAGCATCTTGCTAAATTACACTTAGCCAATGTAAGTGCCACCAGTAAAAAAGCGGTTAAAGCCGGTATCATAGAACATTTAAATAGCGGAGTCAAAAACAATACCATCATTGAGTCTTCCGACGAAGAAGAAGAAGAAAAGCCTAAACCAGAGCCAAAGGCAAAGGCAAAGGCAGAACCGAAAACAAAGAAAGAACCAGAACCTAAGCCAAAGAAAGAACCTACCATTATTTACCAGGACGCCTCCTCCTCCGATGAAGAAGAAGTTATCATCGTTAAAAAAAAAAAGAAGAAGACCAAGAAGACCATCGTTTACGAATCCGAAAGCGAATCAGAGGAAGAGAAGCCAAAACCCAAAACCAGAGAAACGAAAACTCAACAAAATTCAAAATCTGGTTTTACCGTCCACGTTGAAAAACCAAAAGCAAATCCCTATTATTTTGCAGAATAAAATCTTTAGCCATTATATAATGAACCCCTGGATCGAACATGTTAAGGCCTTCGCCAAAAAACACAATTTAACCTACGGTGCCGCGTTATCTCACCCCGACATCAAGAAGGGATATGTCAAAAAGGCTTAAAATATATATTATTTAATATTATACAATGGATACTATTAAACCCAACGATATTGAATGCAGAGAACCCGTCATTATTGAAATTGACAGAGAAGGCACCAAATGCCCCCACGATGACATAGCTTGTAACCGCATTAAAGGGGTTCTTGAGTCCTTGGCTGTAGGAGCCATTTTCACAATTCTCGGATTGCTTATTTGGAAAATTTCATAAAATTGAACTATTTTTCTGCAAGATTCCTGTAGATATAAAATAACCAAATAACAGTATTAAAACGAAACAAACGAAACAAACGAAGAAATGAACGCCGAAATTAAATTTAAGACTAACGAAAGAAAAATCGACTGCTGTAGTTGTGGTGCAAGAACCGCGGACTATTATTTCACCGCTGAACCTATGGGGTGCGGAGGAATCGAGAATTGGTGCTTTCGCTGCGAAGACGACCTAAGAGAGAATGAAACTGATAAACTTGTTCGTAATATCGAACAAGTTTATATTTGCCAAGGGTGTAATTGTGATATTGAGGATAATGGATTCTGTTCTGAAGGGTGCACTCACGGACAAGACGACGACGAAGAAGAAGGTTCAACTACCAATGAGGACGACGAAGAAGATAAAATTTGTGAGTGTTGTGGCGAATTCCACGACGTTGGACTTGCGACTGGAGAGAACGGCATTGAGATGCTTGTATGCAAATATTGCGACATAGATGGCTCTAATTACAACGGCTGGGGAGACGAAACTGAATATATGAATGAACTTATTGAGTGCTGTAAATGTGAATGCGATGTCAAAAGAAAAAATATGGCGTGGGGAATGGGTGGTGGTTATTATCTTGATGTATGTGAAAAATGCTACGAGTAAGTAAGGTAAGAAAAAACAGGTTATTCAAAGATTATTTGCCTACCATCAAATAGGTTCATTCTCCAACAAAACCACGCTGTTTTATGGGGCGGACTTCCCATTTTCACATCTTCATAATCCGTTATGAAGTCCGTCCTTTTTTTTGGTATTATCAGCTGAAAATCCGTCGAATTCATCAAATCGGAAATGTATTTACGCTCCAACGTTTCAAGTGGGATATAGAGTGCAAACGGCTTTCCCAATAATATGCATCTTTGGAAAACCTCCTGCTTACAGCTGTAGGGCGGATTATCAACCAAAACGTCCCATTCCGTTGGTTGATAATTGAAAAAATCCTCATTCACATGAATGAACTTTGTGCCGTGATGGCGCTCCACAAATGCAGCGCAGGTTCCCTTACAATAAAAGGGTAACCAAATCCGACTGTCCCGATTTTTATAAATGGAAAAAAACAATTTCCACACGTGTTCTGGTGTCTCGTAATTGTCCCGTCCAACTTTTGCTTTGTTATTGAAGTAAGCGATCATTATACTATCTCTAAAGATTTGTTTTATTTGCGTGGATTTCTCTAAAGAAAGGGTTTAATTAAGGAATCCTTTTTGCCTTTTGCACGGATTATAAAAAACGGGGGAGGCAATCAGAGACCGGCGGAACTTGCGGAACTTTTTAACCTTTTTTTAAAACTTTCCGTGATGCGAAAAAT